AGAAATAATCGTTTGCACATTCTGCAAAATCTCAGCGACTTCACTTTCAGGTGCTAGCGATATCCTATTGTCCGTAACTGGTTTAATTTCATACGTTGCTGACATGGCTAGAACCTCCGCAATATCGTATTAACTTTGTTGAACTTCTGACCATATTGGTTAAGCATGGACTTTTCTTCTACTGTGTTCTTGTCTGGATATTCCTCAAGAGTTAGTGATACTTCAATAGATTGAGTCTTGCCATAAGCATCTGTGAATAAGCTATCTTCGCTCATAGACATAATTACAAAGTAGTTTTGACTAACAGGCTTACCACCAATAATAAAAGGCAATACAGCCCCCGTATCGCGATATTTTCGCAGTTTCTTAACAGTACTATCTGGAGATTGTCCGAGCGCTGAAGAAATAAGAATCTTACATGTAATTTGTTCCACGTCAGGACCACTGAATTGTTTAACCGGTTTTTCTAGCATTAAACTATGCTTTTCCCATCTAGCACTGCCTGAACGTGTTACATCTGATACAGTAAGAACATTATCTAATGCGGTATAGAACACTATATCCGCTAAATAACCGATATACATCTATACCTCCTATACTGGTCCTGATGTTGTAGAACCGCCAGACTCTACACCACCATGCACATGATGGACTAAGGAAATACCATTGACCACCACATCACCACCACTTGAATTAATTAACAGCGTACCACCAATATTAAGGGTCATATCACCAGGAACAGTGAGCACACGTTTCCCATTATCTGCGCCTTCAGGTGTTGGATCTGCACTACTAAAAAATGTACCAATGATAAATCCATCGGAAAATCCACGTCCGGACCGATTAGGCAACATAATGCACAATACCTGGTCATCAATTGCCGGCATCCAATAGTCCTTATCATGTGCTGCACCTCGATTAATGACAGATAATGGCGCCGTTACAACACCTTCTCTATCTAGGCGTGTAACAACGGCTTTACCTTCTTCAGGAATTGTACTTGAAACATTTCCAATGAATATCATATCTGCTAATGCAGATAATATATCAGTAGCCATTTAAACACCTCCTTACATCAATCGACGTTGAATAATTGGCCCCTAATGTATGCGTTGCTTTCGTAATTAAATAATTACCATCGAATACCCCAAATCCTTCGAGTTTAACCGTAACTGATGCCATAATAAGAGGATTACCAGGGAAACTAAAAGACATTGTATCGGCTTCCTTGTTGGCTTCTCTTAGCTTCTTTTTAGCCAATCTCTTTGCCTCCGCTTTGTCTTTTACCTGCTCATTGACCTCTAATACAGCAAGGTACGTATGGCCCTTACGGTCTGGATCTTCAAACGTATCCTCAATCACAGTTTTCTTATCCTTATTAGTATATTTCACATGACATGCACGATATACCTCACGAGTTTTACTTTTATATGAATAAGATAACGCCCTAGTAATAATCAAAGGCGGTTGTTCACCTTCTTTAGTCTGTACAGGTTGATACTGGCCACCGGGTCTACGAATTATAACTTTAGGCTTCACATTTTCGTATTTGTAATCATCGAATATAATCAACTGTTCAGTGGATACTTTAAGAGAAAACCCCGCATCATTGCATAGTTTCTGCAAGAATGCGAGGTCTGATTCAGCACTTTGAGATGCATCTTTTAACGGTGGGTCAAAATCCGCATCCCATACTAGCTTTAATTTATTATCTTTTGCCTTTTCGGTAGCAATCGCCTTAAGCGTAGTAGCTTTCCACGATTTATCTTTCTTTTTCTCCCGCAAGTCAGTACTGCCGATAATAGCGACACCTTTGATTTTGACTACATCCGGAAGGCTACTGCCCTCGAATTCGTCAATTTCAAACTTGCCAATTGGTAATGTAAATTGTTCATCCCCTAATTTCTCCCACGCTACGGTATTAATTGCCACTTCTAATAATGATCCTTTCACAGGATACCAATCGCCGACCCATAGACGCCCCCTATCTTCTAATGAAATAGCCACGTCATCTACAGTCCCTGAAAGGTTATCTGTGAAAGTTACATCAAGAAGGTACTTACTAATATCATCGGTGATGTCCTTTGACTCCTTACTCCCCCAATGTTGGTACCCAATCGTACACCATGCCCGCCGTGCTAACTTCGTTTGTGGTGTTAAATCTTTCTTCCATTTCTGGACCTTAGCTAGGCTCTTTTGTAAGCTCATGTACTATCGCCTCCATGGTGGTAAAAATTCAGGTAAAGAATCAGCAGGAACATCTGGGCATGTTAACACAACACCAGCGGAAAATATCGCCGTATTACGGTGCTTTTGATTGGCTTCTAACAATAAATTGATATATCGTTCATTGCCATATACCTTATAGGCGATTAAATCCCACATATCCCCTTGTATTGTTGTATAACTAGTCATAACTTAACCTCCGTTGTCCGGCGGTATAGCTACGCATCATTTGCTCAAATTCACGCATTTTAGCATCCAATGCTGACATAATATCATCAGTTGAACCATTACCAGCATTAATAACTGGTGCGAATGTAATTTGTACAGGTGCTCCACTATTACTAGATGAGGATGTCACAGGCACACTAGGTGCTAATGATACTGTAGGTGCTACAGCAGATTGCGCACCACTCACACCTAACATCCGTCCGGCCGTTTGCCATAGATTCATCGCATTAGCACTACCATCAATAGGAACAATTACTTCAGGATATCCAGCTTCACCAATCAATGCAACTTCTGGAGATGTAATAACACCACCATTAGCATATGCATTACCACCTGCAGCTTGAACACCTACAGTAAAACCACCACTAAATTGAGCCTTGATACTATCCCATGCACCAGCGATTGCATTAGATACAGCGCTAGGAATTTGTTTAATCCAATCTAATACCGCATTATATGCATCACTTGCCCATTGGCCTGCAGCTGCTACGAATCCTGCTCCCGCATCAGCACATGCACTCGGTAAATTCATGATGAAGTTAATAACATCATTTACCAAACTACTAATCCATGATGTCGCCGTCGCATATGCCTCAGAGGCAAACGAAATAACCGCCGCTACGAATTCAGCACCCAAAGTGATCATGTACATAGGCAAGTTAATTAGGAAGTTATAAATATCATCGACCATAGCACTAAATGTAGTAACTGCGAAGTTATAACATTCAGTGGCGAATGATACGACGGCAGATATAACAGCCGTACCAACTTGTACCGCAATCTCTGGTAATCGTAAAATAATGGCTATTATGAACCCTACGGCCATGCCAATATATGTTGGTAAGTTTAACCATAGATTGACATAAGCAATTATTGGCGCTTTCAATGCATTAAATACGCTAAGGCCTAATGATAAGAACCCATTAATTACAGCCATAATACCAGATATAATCGCGCTCCATGCGGAACTCAAAGCAGAACATACGCTATCCCATATTGAACTCAATCCGGAACATACACTATCCCAAACAGATGTTAATGTGGCACAGATAGTATCCCAGTTTGTTACTAATAGGTATATCACTGCAATAATCGCCATAATAGCAATTACCCAAGGTCCACCTATTAATGCACCCGCAGCTTTGAACGCACCCATTGCCGTTTCTACACCTTTAAATGCAGTGGTAATTGTAGTAATACCTGATGCAAGTTTAGTAGCCGTGCCATATAGTAAGGCTAATTTCAATCCATTAGTTACTACGGCGGCAATAGCTTCCTTATTATCCTTCATGAAGGTTACAACAGCTTGTAATACCGGTATCAGTGCCGGTAATATTTGCTGAGCAATAGGTATAAAGGCTTGTGCCAACCCTAATGCAACTTGCGTAGCTTCCGCTTTCAGAATGTTCATTTGTAACCATATTTCATGAAGTGATTTAGGATCTATTCCAACGCCTTTGATTTGTGACGCGGCCGCTTGTGCATCTGCGTAATTTTCAAAGACTTTAGTAAGCTCCATACCTTTGGCGCCTAATGTTTCAAGCATGAATTCCTGTCCACGTCCTTGTGCTACTGCATTTTGGTACCCTTTAGCCATGGCATCCAACTGTTGATTCATAGGCAATAACTTGCCATTAGCATCGGTTAAGGATACACCAAATTGGCTGAGGTACCCTTGCAATGCTTCAGCACTTTTACCGCCACCCGCCAACGTCTTATCCATTTTAGCGAAGGACTTTGCAGCTGCTTCTACATCGACACCACTTAACGTCATAATCTTCTTAAATTGTGCCGTCTCAGCAGTTGTCATATGCAGTTTATTGGACAATTGATAGAGTGCTTCACCGGCATTAACTACATTATCGATAATGGCTCCAATACCAAACCCACCAGCGGCAACCATAGCGAAACTTGCAAGTTTTCCTGTAATACCACTTACGGCAGCACTAGCACCTTGCGCAGCTGATGCAGCACCGGCTAAAGGACTTGCACCGCCCATTTTACTGATTGCATTTTGATGCGCTGTCTGACTTGCGATATTAGATCGCAACTGGGCTTGACGTTGTAACATAGAATTTAGCTTTTGCTCAGCTGCAATTGCTGCATTCCTATCACTAGCATTACCCGTCTTTTGTGATATAGCTTGTAGTTTTCTATATTGTGCCTGTTGGTCCTTGATTGCGTTGGATAATTTGTTGAGTTCCTGAGATGCTTTAGATACGGAAGAGGATAACCCACCATCGAGTTTACCTTTAATGGCAATCGCCATTTCTAAGACTTTATTGGCCATTATTTTCTCCCTTTCATTGCTTTATTCTCGCGCTCGATACCATCACTAATGAGCTGAACGTGGACTATGAACTCATCCACGTCTAGCTCTCGAATGAAGTAGTCCATCGGCGTGCTAGTGTATTTACTACACGTAATCGCACACTCGGTGAAATACCGTTCTAGGTCTGTTATTTTTCGGAATTGAGCAAAAAATTCTGTACCTCTAGGCACACTCTAGTGAAATCAGCAGCCGGAAGACTATAAATATCATCCACCTTACATCCGCATACAGCAGCTGCTACATGTGCTTGATAAGTCATAGATAATGCCGGAACTGTAATAGTTTTATCTTCACCCTTAGCGGACTTTTCGCATTTAATTAATGTGTAACCGCTGATACCTTCAAATTGTAAGGAATGACCAGCTTTTACTAATTCAATACCAGTTTGTTCATGTGTTTCGTTCATAGTGTTATGTTTACTCATTAGTGATCGTCCTTTCTACAGACTAAATACCGAGTGCAGCACGAACATCGCCAAGGAAGTCTGTGCCATCAGAAATAGAATCTTTATAAGCGTATTTATCGATTTCACGAACTACCTTGCCATCTTGTTCGAGTTTCAAGTATGTCGTTTCAATTGTGTTCGTTGCATCAATAGTATTGCCAGATTCATATGTGCCATTTTCTTTAGATTTAGCACGGCCACGAATAACGGCACGTGTAGGCACGATTACATATTTATCTTTACCACTATCCCAACATTGGATAGCACCACGTACTTCTAAGCGTACGCCACGACCACCTGTAAGGCGGTGTGTAGTTTCTGTTGGAGTGTTCCATGTAAGTTTAGTTTCCATAGAGGAGTAGTGGCCAATAACTGGCGCTTCTACTTCGCCTGCAATACCCACACCTTTTACAGTTTGAGTCATTACAGATTCACTAGGTAATTCTACTTTGGCAACACCTAAACAGTTGTCAGAGCCTTCTTCGTATACACGGAAGTCATTAAGTACTTCCGGCACTTGATTGATAGATGCCATGATTAATTACCCCTTTCTATACTGTTTGAAATAGCGTTTTGAAATAAGACACATCGTATTCAGAAATGCTTTCAATTTCTTGCGCTGGAATTGGAGGTGTACGGTATTTGTGGAAGCGAATAATACCATTCAACAAATCTGTTGTAGGGTTTTCTGCTTCTTTAAATTCAATGCGACCACCTAAGATAAAGCCACGAGAAGTAAGACCGTTAAGGCGGATTGTTTCACTATCAAGAATTGTCTTGATATTACGTGGCAAGATAGGCATATCTACTTTTTGCCAATACGTTAAGATGAATGTTTGGTCATCCCAATCATTGAAACGGCGTACACAAATGAATGTATCCTTAACATCAGTTGTACCAGGATATGCACCTGTGTAGTTGCCCCAAGATACCCAACCATTGATATTAACGGCTGTCATAATACCTTGAGAGTTCAATAAGTTAGCTTGGGAATGAGTAAGCATTACTTCCTTACCATTAGCTAAGCACAAGCCTGTGATGTTCATGGACTTATTGGAAGGAGATAACGTAGGAATATCGCTATTGGATGCATCGCATTTACCAATAATGCCCATAATGTGCGTAGACATATGGAACATATAATCGCCATTGCGAACCATTGGCCAACATACGACTTCAGATTCACCTGTATAGCTATTACCTTTCTTCCATTCGTAAGCATCTGTATACTTAACAACTTGTGTAGTATCAATATCTACCAAAGTAGTCGCGCCAAATAAGTTGTTAATAACACGAGATTTTGCTTTCATTACAGAAGCGACTGTAGGATTTTGAGAGAAACCAGGTGCAGCGATAAGGCCCGGTACAATGCCGAAATGATGATAAATTGTATCAATCAATTCAAAGCCTGTTGCCTTTTCATTGCTATCCACACCGCCGATTACGTTCTTATAATCAAAGTTTTCTACATCGAGTTCATCATATGTAAGATCCAATGTAGTTGCGGAATCGAATTTACCACCTTTGACTACAGAGATAATCAATTGATTCTTGTCATCAAATGCTGCGGTGTAATCCGTGTTGGCCACACCTGTTTGACCAACACTAGATACTTGCAATGTATTAAGCAATACTGCAGCTTTTACAATACATTTCTTTTCTGTCAATGTAGCAGTTGTTGTAGTGGATTTCTTATGTTTAGCAGGATCCAATACGTTAACAAATACGATTGGAGCTACGCCATACAATTTGAATTGTGCGTACATTGCTTCACATAATGTGAAATGTGTCCAATCTTCAGAATAGCCAAGTTGTTGAACAGCTTCTTCCCAGCTATAGCAGATGATTGGCTTGTTGACTACCGCGCTAGGATCTTCCGTAAGGTGTACAGGTGCAGTACCGAACACAATTGGAAGGCCGGCAGTAGTTTGGACAGGAGCAATTACAGAGGTAGCTTGCTCACTTGTTTTGACACCATGATAAAAGGCCATTTACTTCACTCCTTTATAATTCTTCAATGCGTTAACATAGAATACATTTAATTGTGTGCCTTGTGTTCTCACATCAATCATTGCTTGATTGAGTTCATCTAAAGGCACAAATAAATGCATAAAAATAGGGTCTTCCGATTCCGGCAGTGGTGCGCCGTCGCTAAATACCATGAATTGGTTTAGCCGGCTACTGCGGAATGAAGGCCCAACATATACAACAGGGTTCATCGTTGTCTCCTATTCAATTACTTTGTTATCCGTAAATATCTTATTTAGATTTCTACGAATGACAGGAATATACACTTCAAATTCAAGATATCCAACCCATTGAGGGTATGGTTGATCATCAGGAATTGTTGTATTAACGGTATTCTCCTTAATTTCATATTTAAGTGCTACCGGATTATCAGATAGTAACCGCTCACGCACTACCTCTAAGAGGTGATATAGTCCGACATGGCCTTTAGTTAAGGCTTCATCATAAGTAGTTACCAATACAGTAATCCCTACCGTCGAACTATCTGCATCATTAACAGAGTACGGATGCACTACTACGGCTGGGCATAACTTGCGCTTGTCTTCATTCTTATCCACTCTTGGTAAGAACCCGCTCCATACTCGAATAGGGCTCGTGGTAACATCACTGGTTTCATTTAGCTTTCGCAACTCATCCATGAGATAGGCAGCAATGCCGTCTGATACATCTAATGGTGTCATTAGTTACCTCCTAACGCGCGCTCTAATTCGTGATATAGGCGCTTTTCATACATTTCCATGCCTTCCTTTTGCATGGCATTCATAACAGTTTCATTACCAAACATTTGCGGTAAGGCTGGTCCATATATCCCTTTTAATGGATATCTGTCCTTGCCTTGGCGTTTCATGAATATACCTGATGTGCTAACAAAGCCATTTGGTACCTTCGTTTCTGTGCCTTTTTTAATCGACACAAACACACCTTTTCGCTTAAGTGATTTAATTTTGAAGTACTTTTGGGCGCTAGTATATCCACCTTTGATACGCATTTCTGTGCCATCATTTAATTTATTAATTGATACACCGGACTTTACAACCGACACACCTTTGATGGCGTAGATATTACGTAGTGCTTGCGTACCTGCTTTTCTTGCGGTTGTTGCAGCACGCTTCGAAGCGGCTTGGCAGACACGTCGAACTCTATCTTCTTTTAATGTTTCCAGTGCTTTTTCAATTGTTTGCACTGCACTTTTATCAAGTTCTAGCTCAACCATCCGTCAACACCGCCTCTAGCTTCTGCTCTGAGTTCGATAGACACAAGTCCATCTTCTTCCGTTGCACTTTGAACGATGTACACATCATCATCTAATCGGAATACGTTCCCCTGTGATGGAATTTCAGGGATGTCTTTTAATTTGCAATGCACAAATACAGACACCCCATGCAATCCGTCATTTGATACGTGAGAGCCATTCGATAGGAATGACTCCCTCGCCGTTGGCGATTGGATAATCGCTTTAGCTACTGTGCCATTTAGATTATGCCCTTCGGCGAATTCGTCTTCATTAAGGAATACATCGTCAATATCGCTTTCTAGGTAATCTCTAAATCGCATTATTTTTTCACCGCAGCTTCCGCATCAACTTCAGGTAATTCCATTTCTTCTTCCGGTTCATCTGGAACGACTTCCAATGGTTCCGGTACTTCAACAGGTTCATCTTCAGCAGATTCAAACTTATCAGATTCAAGCAATGACAATGCAATCGCTTTCTTTTTGATATCGACTACTTCGCCTTTACCATACATCTCGCCTTCATGTGCTAAATAACCCTTTAATACTCTGATTTTCATAAGTAGGTTACCCCCTATTTAGTCTTAATAGTAGCCCAATCGTCGATAGTTTCAGGAATCAATACGCAACGAGAATACACAGTCAACGTTAATTCTTGTGTGCCCTTATTAGCATAGTAATTAGGCACATAAATACCTGCATATGTTGTGAATTGGTTGTCATCGTTAAGTAACGTTACTGCCGCGTGTTGTTGACGTCCACGACCAGGAACACCTAATACAGCTGCATCATCGCCGATAAATGGCTTTACTTTACCTTCATCATCTTGATATGTTTCAAGATATGCGTACACATCAATGTTCAAGGACATGATACGGCCAACATATCTAACTTGTGGAGACAAATATTCAGGCGCAAAGCTGAACATAGAAATGTTTTCACGATTAGGAATAGCTAACCACTTATTGATAGACGTATTATCAAGAATGTATTTTTCAACATTTTTACCGACGACCAACACAGTTGGTACGATACCTGCGTTTTCTTGAATTTTTTCAGATGCCAATTTCAAATCGTTATAAATATCAGCACCAGCTTGGTCCCATGCAGTAGTTGGTGTAATATCTTGTTCAAATTCGAAATCAATTTCATCAATTAAAACAGTTTTAGCATCATCCGCATAACCTTCAATTTTGCACTTACCTGTAGTAAGTAGCTCTGCCGCCATTTTGTTTTTACGATTGACGATTGTACCTTGCAAATAAGATAAGTCGTCAGCTTGCATTCGTGTTGCACGTTGCGCAGGTGTTATTGTAGATACAATGTTTTCACCAAAAGACCGTTGGTTGAGTTGGTCAGGGCTAATTACTGTTTGAGGTCCCATCATAGGCGCTTCATATAAAGCAATTTTGGAACCAGCGCGTTTAACATTAACACCAGATGCACCACGGGTTATAAAAGGTGCTAATGTACGACCACGCTTACGTGTTTCTACTGGAATTACATTAGAAGTTGCAGTTTCTGGAACTTGTGGAAAGAAAGTATCAAGCAAGAAACTTGCTGGAGCTTTCATTCGTTCCACAGCTTGCATCAAGGAAAATGTATCTTTGAAATCAATTGCCATTATATAGTTCCCCCTATTTAATGCTAGTTAAGAATAAGTGAGCGTCCTTGAAGTCCGCTTCATGATCATCAATTTTATAAGATTGGTCAACTACCAATACTTCACGATTAAAGCGACCAGAAATGTATACAGTCAATACATTATGGTCGGTAGTTGCAGTAGTATCAGACACTACAATACCTGCAGGCTTACCACTTGCGATTTTTTGGAATGTACCAGCGTTATTTTCAAGCACTTGGCCACGTTTATAATCGCCAGCCGCTACTTTTACATTTTGAGTTAATACCGGTACACCGCCACCACCTAATAGGTAATCAGCTGCGACACCATTTACTTGTTCGAAATATGCCATTATTTACCGCCTCTCTTAGCATTTGCAAATGCTACGACTTCATCAATTGCACTAGCTTTTGCTACTGCATCGTTAGTTTCTGGTGTAGATGCACCTTGAGGTGCTACTTGATCTGCACCAGACTCCATTTGGTCAATAACTAATTGTCGAATTTGGTCGACTACTTTGTTTTCAGTTGTAGGAATATCAGATACAGCAGAGATGAAAGGTGTTACTTCATCTACTGTTTTACCTTCTTTAACAGCTACATCAACTAAACGATTGATGACTTCATTGTCACCTTTTAACGCATTTAATGCTTCAACGCGTTCGCGTTCTGCTGTTACTGCTGCGTTTTCTGCAGGTTCATTTGTAGAAATACCTAGCAAACCTTTTAAGCTTGCCATGAATTGGTTTTCAGTCATAGGTTTCTCCTTGCTTGTTAAAAATTGTTTGATTTTTGCTTCATTCTTGGCCGAGTACTTGCAAGATACTTTATTAACGATAACCATTCCGTTATTCATAACAGCCTTATCCGTAATCGCCGTATCTACTTCATCAATTAGGCCGTAGGACTTCGCCTCATCCGCTGTGAGCCAAGTTTCATCATCCATAAGTGTATTTACCTGTTCAGATGTCAAAACGTCACTACGGCTCAAATAAACGTTTGCAATTGTTTGTTTAACACTCGCCAAATAGTTAGCCATTTTAGTTAAGCCGTCCGCATCAAAGCTATCACCTAGATATACGGATGGATTGTGAATCATGTACAAGGCATTGCTTGGCATAATTACCTTATCGGCAGCACATGCAATAATCGTAGCTGCGCTTGCGCACAATCCATCAATGTGTGCTGTTACATTGCCGGTGTAAGTCTTAATCATATTGTGAATGGCTTGCGCTGCGAACACGTCACCACCGCCAGAGTTGATGCGCATTGTCAGGTCATTGCCATTACAACTAGCCAAGTCACTTGCAAATTCACGTGGTGTAATTTCATCACCCCACCAAGAGGTATCAGAAATATCACCATACAAAATCAATTCAGATTGACCGGTACCATCTTGATTTACAAAATTTTTAACAGACCAAAATTTATTCATCCTCTTCACCTCCTTTCGCTTCAGATTTAGAGCCAACGGAAGGATTAACCGCATCAGCTAGCCCCATGCCATATTTCTCCATGAGTTGCTTTTCAAAAGCAAGTTGAGCAATGTTCTCTTCAAGGTCTGTCCCTGTCATTTCGGCCGCTTCACGTTCACGAGTGGAAACTCCATTCTGAACACGAAGTGTACTACCATTCATATCCTTAACAGGGTCAAGAATTGACATCGTAGGTCCAAACCAATCAGCATTGCACCATGCTTTTCGAATCAATGGATCATCAAAGAAACCCGGCGCTTCAATTCGTCCATTTGCTACAGCCTCCATTAGCCATACCTCATAGATTGGTTGACAGAAGTCACGAGCGAACCACTTGCGCCGTAGTTTATATTCTTCCCAAGCCTGTAACATTGCTGCACGGCTTGCAGAATACGAGGAGTTAAAGTTCTTCATCAATACTTCGTAAGGCTGATTAAGTGCAGCACCTACTTGTTTGATGAGTTGCGTACTAAATACTTCAAAAGTAGATTGAGCGTTGGAAGCATCCACACTCTTTACATCCACGCCTTTCGGTAAGGCGTTTAATGTACCAGGTCCTAAATTGTATTCTGATACATCAACTACTGGTTCTGTCGGATCATCAACACCATTGTCGGCCAACATATCATTTAACGAACCTGAATTTGTAACTGCTTCCGTAAAAAATAGTGCAAAGTACGATTTAATAATGGCAGAGGTGAGCTCTGCATTCGTGTATCGATACACTTGCTTTAATGTTTCAATGACCGGAGCTAAATAAGGCACTCCTCGGTACTGCTCCGGTCTAGTATCATTACTGATTTGCAGTACATTCGGAATGCTTGTACGCTTGCCATATGCTTCAACCCTTGCCCATGTAGTTAATACACTTGTAATTGGTTCGCCTGGTACTTGATTAGATACCCAGTAGGCTACAATAGCACCGTCAGTATCAATTTCCACACCATTCAATATGCGGTTTCCATTATTAGGGTTAAGCGCTTCAACACCAGTTGGGTCACCTGTAACATATGTGGAATTAGTAAGCGGATTACTTACACGATTACCTTCAATTAATTGAAGACGCAATGTATATGGCATATCTGGTGTAGTTGGCTTACGTCTGAACACTGCGAAACTATCACCATCTGTGAGATATCCTTGATATGCTATGCTTTGCATGTCGTACAAATTGTTTTTGCGGTAGATATCACAGTCTTTTGATTCGGCCCATAAGTCAAACTCAGCGCGAACCTTACGTGCCCATGTCCTGGCCTCTTCTGCACTGATTCCCAAGATTTGAAATTTAGGTCTAGGGAACACATTTAGGCCTGCACCAACTGTATGAGTGGTACTCGTATTGATTGCAGCCGTGCCGACTGGTGTATTGATGGCTAAATCTGCGGATCTATCACGCAAAGTTGATAGATTTGCACCAATATCAGCCTTATAACCCAGTTTTCTAGGGTTATATCCCTTCAATGACTTGTTATTATGAGATGCTCCACCCTCACTATATCCGCTATCTTTAGCCCTCGGAGTGCCTATTTTAGCGCTAAATTTCTTGTTTTTTCTCGCCATTTTTCCCTCCTAATCTCTAAAAACTACCCGTTTTGACCGGTTTCCACGCCCATTATCTGTATCCATTCCTGGTAATTTGGCGCCTCTTGCCACTAAATCATCAATCATTTTCCTTACTTCTGCTAAATTTGCCCTTGTAAGAGTCCGATTTCCGATTGTATAGCTTTGGCCGGTCAATATTGCTTCCTCAGCCTTGACGTACCACTCTAACCGTACATCAATGAGCCTTGGCTTACTTGAATAACTAGTTGCCATACATCCTCCTAAATATCTGCTGCTTTACTAGCTCTACGAACACGTTTCCTCATTGGTTTCTTTCGTGGAGTAGTTACTGTTGTAGTGGAATGGCCTCCACCTTTGACTACTTCCGCCAATCTATCCCAATCAGGATGGATTGAATTCATACATGCTAGGTTATATACACGTAAGTCCAATGGTTCATTACGAACCCCTGCTGTAGGTTCCCATATTTCATGGATAACACCCTTACGTTTTACTTTCTTTTTGTGCTCTGAAATAATTCCCTTGAAATACAGCTCATCGTACCCTCTTGTTCCTAGGAATTCTTCATCCAACGGAAAATGAAAGTACTTCGCACCAGGTTCTTCGATGGCTAATCGGTTCATTACCTGTTGTTTTCCATCGTCAACACCTAGCATAACAAGCGGAATCTTGCTCCCTGAAGCCTTACCAATCTTATAATTTAACGGTATACCCGGTGTTCCGGCCGTACCTTTGATGGCAAATCGTTGCTTACTGAAATTCTTTTCACAGTATTCATAGACTTTTGATGTGTAGTGACCACCGGAGTCAATAAAAGCACGTGCCACTTTAAGACCTGTGCCGTTCTTAAATCGGTATACCTTATCAAGCACCGCATCAAGTGCATCCCATGTTGCTTTATTGTCAGGTTCCCCAAGAATAACGCCCTTACAAATCCCCCAACATTCTTCACCATATCCCCAACCGGTGATTTCATACTCTAACCGGTTGTCTTGTGTATCGACTGCACCAGTTAGCAGTAATACCCCGTCCGGAAGGTCTGCACCATATTTCTCACGGCGCCTAATGAATTGTTGATAGTCTTCAAAGGCACCTTGCTGTGCATATGACTCACCAAAGCGTGTATTCATGACTACCTTTTCACGAGTTGGGTCGCCTTTAGCCTCTAGCCATTCCCTCATGATGTCATTCCAGGTTAGCCAAGGAGAAGTAAATCCGTTTACAAAAAAACTGCGTATGCCATTATGCAACGCAGCAGGGTTTTTCGATATATACTTTTGAGGAACTTTCCGCATTTCGTCTTCAGAAAATGTAGACCCACAATCAGGGCACCGCCATTTCACATCACTAACTACTACAATCTTCCGACCTTTAGCGTCCTTGTGTTCCTCTGTCTCACATTCCATTTCAGTATGTCGTATCAAATGATACTCACCACAATTAGGGCACTCATGTTGCCACTCTTCTTGCGTACCTGTTTGATACTCTACATCGATTCGTGAGCTACCTTCATTCGTTGGTGTGGAGAATAACCCCATTACCCTGTTCCAAAATGTTGTCATACGTTTGGCAGCAAGGTCTACTGGGTCACCTTCTGTGCCAGCACTATCTGGGAAGCGGTCAACTTCGTCCGCTAATAGTACACGTACAGGACGCGATGCCAATCCTGCCGGACTGTTCGCACCGCACATGATAAGACGGCCACCAGGGAATAACTTAGATAAGATTGTGTTCTTACCATCTCGTGTCTTGGCGCCGTCTTCTGATTTAGTCTCATAAAATACTTGTGAAAGTACTTTCGTATCACGGATCATCGGAGAGATACGAGACTTTGAATAATCTTGAGCTAATTCGATGGTTGGTTGAATCATCATGACCGCACATGGGTCAAGATGAGCGTATCGCCCTAGTACATTATTCATGATATCTGACTTCCCGACCTGTGACGCACTTTTAACCACTACTCGATTAATACCAGGTTGCGTAAAAGCATCCATAATATCCTTTTGATAGGGTGCTCTACTCGTTTTCCATCGCCCTGGTTCCGCTGAAAGGCCTTGTGATAGCATACGGTAATCGTCAGCCCATTGGCTAACACTGGTTTTAGGTAGTGGTTTTAGACCCATTTTAGAGACATATTGCCACAATTCTTTTGCCGTTTTCATGCTATCACCTCCTTTTTTAAACTAAAAAAGCGCACCCATTTGTACGCTTAACCTTGTACCGTTTATAGATGTAAACATCATAGCTATTAATGCCTGAGTTTCGACATCCGTATGGCACACTACCTCCATATGTTTTATGTCATGTGCTGATATATTTAGTCCTTGTCTATATTTATATAAGAATTCAGGCATTGCCTTTTCTATCATCAAATATAAATAAAAGGGAATTACATTTCTTGGTTGAATCACCACATATTTTGCATCAACTTGTTGTGATGTATCTAAATATAATAACTCTCCTTTACTTGCAGATACTTGCAAGCAAATACAACCCTCCGGATACATTTGATTCTTCTTAGGACGCCCCAGTATATCAGCAACTTCCGTAATTTTAAATTTCTTGTAATTTTTTAACATTACACAAACATCTTTTGAAGTAGATACTTTTTAACATCTTCTATTTTTTTTATCACGGCTTCTTGTTCCTCAACTGTACACGCGCTATCAGACGATACCAAAAATTCTGTAAATTCTTTTACAAATTCATCATGCTCTTTTTGTGAATCGGGATCTGTACAAACTAATTGCTTTAACATCTCCGCAATTTCTAAGCCCAACGTCCGACTTTCTCGATTAATTTCGTTAAGTTCTTTGGCAAGCTGTACCGCATCTGGTATTTCTTCAGGCTCAAAGCT